CATCTCCATCCGAAAGAGGCAGACCGTCAGGCATAATCCAAATACACACACCGTAAGCTCTTTCAGGAACCCAGATTTTTTTGTTTTTAATAATGTCAGAACTCATATAGATACAATACTACATCACTTTCTTTAAATTATCTACACACTAATGACAGTTTTATGTGATTAATGAGCAAGGTTGTCTTTAATAAGTTTGATTTCACAACTATCTGTCGTGCAATAGCTCTCTCCAACTGCATCTGCAGCCATTCCTGCATACACCCCTGCAAAATCAATTGGGAATAATTTCATCTCACCCTCATTAACATACTCATCTTCGGTGATCTGAGTGTAAGGCATTTGTGGATAAGTAAAGTTTCCAGATGGCAGAAAAGAAACCGTCTTGAGTTGTCCATCATACATATGAAGAACAGTTCCAATATGCTTCTGCTCAGTTTCTGAATCAAAAGAAATTGTTACAGATACTGAGTTATCCGACCAATATCTTTGAGCTACAGAGGCAATAGCCATTTTTTCAAAAATAGTAACATCTCTCTCAGCTCGCTCAGCATCTGATTTAATTGGGAAAAATACAACAGAAGTAGTGTCAGGAGATTCAGAGGCTGGCTCAACACGATAATTAGCCATTCTAAAAAGAGGCAACATTGGGTCATCATTGCCAAATCGAATGGCTCTAAGGAAATACTTACCACCCGGTGTCCAGTGAACTCCTGGTGATTCTCCAGCAAGAATTGAGACTGTTCCAGAAGGCTTAACAGTTGTCATCTTGATTGATTCACGAATACCAAACCATTCAGAGTAAATATTGTCATATCTCTTAACTGTCTCATACCCGCTATCCATCCATTCACGAAGAACTGGAATTCCATTGATGTCGGCAAAATTTGCAATACCAGACATTGATGCCCCAATACGGCGATTCCTCTGCATGATTGCGTTTGTCTTTTCCCAGTGAGTCGGGAGAAGCGTTACAGTCTTCGCATAGAGGTATGCAAACTTTAAAGTGCGCTTATAGTCTTCAAGTGACTCATGGCGATTTAAATAAGTCTCAACAAGCGTACAACACTCGTAGGACTCAAGCGACTGCTCTGCACAAGGGTTATATCCAGCAACACGCCAATCTTTGTTATTTGGTGGATCAATTAGACGACCATACTTGCGAGACATATCCATCCAGATAACTCCGGGTTCTCCATTAAGAGCAATACCGTCAACAATATTTGAAATATCAGCGCCAACCGATGTCTCAATAGAGTTATTACTCATCCAACCCCATCCCGGATTTTCAGAGTCATAAGAATTTCTTTCAGGAAACTTTTCAGCATTCTTAAGATTCAAGAATTCTTCTGTATTGCGACCAATAAAAAGTTCTGCCGAACGTCTAACATTGCCGGAAACAACACAGACTCCAATAAGATTTCCAATGTCTGCAATATCAACAGCTTTAATCTTTTGACCAGCACGACCATCAAACATCTTCTTGATAGCTTTATGAAGTTTAATCAAAGGCTCTGGACCTGAAGCCGTACCGCCAAAAGTTGCAATTGGTGAACCATATGGCCGGATAAGAGAATAATCAAATTCAATTGTATTTTGATCTGGTTTAAGATAGGAGTTAATCAAATCTCCCGTAGCTCTTGCCCAGCTTTCACGATCGTCTGCGATTACATCAGTTGTAACAATATCTTTTGGTTGATAGATTGTAAAGTCCTTATCAGCACCCTTGTCGTCAAAGCCAACTCCAATTCCAAGCATTGACGCTTCCATTAAGAAGGAGAAAGGCTCTGCTGGGTTATCTTTGCTCATTTCAGATGTTGAGACAAAAGCACAGTTCTGAAGAGCTGCTGAGTTTTTATGAATATTGACCAGCGGAGTTCCCATAATCCAAAGTCCACGCCCCGGCGGTGTCCACTTGAGATTGAACAAGCGATCAAAGGCTTCTTTTGCACTAGCCTGTGCTTTTGCTCCATTCCAAGGAAGACGATTCTTTTTACAATGATCTTTCTGTAGTGAATACATTCCATTGATTACACGCTCACATACATCTGCCCATGTCTCTTTTGTTCCATCAGCTTTTTTGCGAGAATAGGTTCTTAAAAAAGTAATTTCACCAACTGAGTTGCCAGCAGCATCCCTATAACCAAATGGTGGTTTTTGACTTCTATATGGGGAAATAAAATCCTCATTAAGTCTGAAAGAAAAGAGAGAAGGGTCCTCTTTTGTTGTGTTTAAAATCATTGTAACTCCTAAATATGCGTATATCTATGTTATCAAAGAAAAGACATTGCTGATTTAATTAATACTATGGTCAGTTAAATGTTTTTTTATATTCTTCGTAACGAAGGAGTATCTTATCAGCGACTGCTCCCCAAGACCACTCCGAATGAATAGTTCTTGCAGATCTCAAAGCGAAGTCAGCAATCTCTTGATACTCATTAACAACATTCTTCATTGCATCAAGCAATTCGTCAAAATCTGGAGAAGCCCAGTAACCAGTGTCATCATTGTAAACATGATCATGCCAATCCGCTTTAATCATCTTTGCAGAAATTGGAATACCTAAATCTGCATAATCAGCACAACCAGTTGCGTTTGTAATAATAGTTGGCATACCTGTTGCCATTGCTTCTAGGGGAATTAATCCAAAACCTTCACCGCTTGTTGGATAAACCATACAATGACATTTGTGATATAGACGTATTAAGTCATGAATATCAAAGATAGCTGGAATACCAACAATCTGAGGATGATTAACTGCAGGAACTAAACTTCCATTAATATAAACTTCTGCATGACAATAGTTATTATATTTAAGAATTAATTGATAATCCATATCATCTTCATATAGTTCTAGAAAGGCATCAACAACAAGTTGTGCATTCTTTCTTTTAGAATCTCCACCTACATGAAGGAAGTTAAACTTACCAGTGAGTTCTCTTTCAAAGATTTCCCATTCTGAAGAAACACCATGAGGTATTACATGAATATTTGCATGAACATTGTTTTTAATATATACATCTTTAACAAAATTTGATGTTGTCCAGATTTCATCACATTTACTCATATTGTGTAACCATGACTTAGGAACTTTAGTAGATTCCCAAGGAGTATAACCAATATTGTATTTGTTTCTCAGTTGGTAATAATGAGGATTACAGAAATTAATATGATAATCTAATTCTTCTCTGTTATAGAAAACAGCAGTTTGTCTCTCTTGAAGAGCCTTGATTGTATTAAGTCCAGCATTGTAATAGCCTTGGCTATACCAAATCTCACCGGATTCATCTAGATTGTTGAGGCTGAACCAGCTTATTTTATTCATTAGTACTTAAAAATTTTGATTATTAACATTAGCGTCTAAACACTTTACACCCTTAGCGATAAGAGCAAGGGCTGTTTCTTCAGAAATTTCACAAGTAATTGGGCGATCTGTATACATGCATCTTGTAGCCCCCAAATAAAAGTCATCAAAATGGAAAATTGTTATATGATCAGGGTCAACAACAACAGCAGGTCCGTAGTCGTCAGACTCCACAATCGCTATTATTTCCATACTATCAATCATATCACTCCTAGTAATCTAAGCAATCTAAGTACTCTTAGTATATAAATATATATAAGTATATTAAGTATATTTAGCATACTAAGTATACTAAGCATGCTAGTACTGGAAAGCGCTGTTACGCTTTAGCGTACACTATTTCTTCATCCCATGTCGGAATAAAATGCCTTTTTTAAAAGATTTTTTGCTGGAGTTTCTGCTACGCTGTCGGTCATGGATTACAAAAACAAAATTTATGACATCTTAGACCATGGAGAGATTGAACTCCTTGACGTAATGGGAAATGATTTATCAGTAGTAAATGCAGCTAAAGTCTCATTTGCTGCACAAGTGAAGGAACTTGATCAAGCCTCTATTGGCCTTATCAATTACCTTATGAAGAATAAGCATGCTACACCTTTTGAGCATGTAATTTTTAAATTTAGAATTAAAGCCCCAATCTTTGTGACAAGAGAGTGGATGAGACATCGCTGGTCATCATTTAATGAAATGAGCATGAGATATCATGTTCCACCAGTCATTGATTATTATATCCCAGCTTCCAAGAATATTCGTAAACAGGTTGGAAAGCCAGGAGCGTATTCTTTTGAGGAAATTGAAGATGTAGAACTCAAATCCTTAGTTACTAGGCGTATGCAAGAGGTTATCGGTTATGCAGATCTTGTTTATAGGGATTTGCTTGATTTGGGAGTTGCAAAGGAAATTGCTAGATGTGTATTGCCAGTTTCTCAATATACTGAATTTATTTGGACAGTTAATGCAAGAAGTTTAATTAACTTTATTTCATTAAGGAACGAATCAAATGCTCAATACGAAATTCAAGAGTACGCAACAATTATTGAATCATTTTTTTCAGAAATTATGCCAATCACTCATGAGGCTTTTGTTAAATCTGACAGAATGGCAATCTAGTGAAGGAATTTTCTTTTTACCTTGCTTGGACTTTCATTACTTCGTTGTTTCTAAAAGCAGGTATCCAATTCATTACAGGTGAAAGGATTGGCTTCACTGGTCCTATGCTAATTAACTTCTTCCTTCAGATCTCAATCATCTTTCCGATTGTTTCTGTATTCAGAGCTTCTGGTAAAAGTTGAAAATTTCGGCGTATTCTGAATATGGTGATTTCAATGATATTGAAACTCTATCAATTACAATAAAAGCTGTCCCATTTGAAGGCAACTTCGTACCAGCCTTTGTAATTACATCACCAGATGACGACTACACAATCACACTAGATGAAGTACACTGTTTAATGGATGGGATTGAGATTGCCCAGAAAAAAGTTGATGATATTATTACTTTTATTCTAAAAACCAAAGTGTTTAATGACGAGGAGGATGAAGACGATGTTGATGGGGAGAGTGATACCTGATTTTCCATATCCAGTAAAATTATGCCCATACTGCAACAAACAACTTGTTGTAGTTAATGCAATACACTGGTTCGGTGATCAGTATCAATTTAAAGCGGTCTACCTAGACCCAAATCCTAAATGCCCTATCTACAATGAAGAAGCGTTGCAGGCATACGCAAGAATATATTATTCATCAGAAGACGCATTTGAATATTTTAGAGATGTTAAAATTCCTGTTCAAAGATGGTCTAGGGATGAACTTTATTCTGTCTACCAGTAAAAAATAATGGTATAATTGGTTTGTTATGCCTATAAATTCCTTACCAAAAGATGCTTTAGAATCGTTTGATGAAGAAGTTCTTGAGCAGACTTTAAAATCATTAAAAGACTGGTTTAAAGAGAAATGGGTGGATATTTCAAGACCAAAAGCCGGTGGTGGTTTTGAGCCATGCGGTCGTGATGATGCAGATACGGGTAAGTATCCCAAATGCGTACCTGCATCTAGAGCAGCAAGAATGACACCTGAGCAAATAGCATCGGCTGTTCGCAGAAAAAGAACAGCGGAGTCAACTCAGAGCAGGGATGGGAAAAAGCCAATAAATGTATCAACAGAAGTGGATAAAATGGAAAAAGCAAATGTTCCAACAAACCCAGCTCTCTACGCAAGAGTAAAGGCTGAGGCAAAAGCAAAATTTGATGTATATCCGTCAGCCTACGCAAATGCATGGCTTGTTCGGGAATACAAGAAAAGAGGAGGAGGTTACAGAGTGACAAAAGAAAATGTAGAAAAGGTTGCAGAAGATCTTTCAGAAGAAGAAGCCGCACTTGCAGATGCCTTAGCGACTATTGCATCCAATTATGGCAAGTTTAACGAAGACGAGACTGGTATTTGGGCGGGCTATGATAGTCCAGAAGATAATGAAGTCAAAGATATTGGAGTTAAGTGCGCAAATTGTGTTCTATACGAAGGTGCTGGTGTTTGTAAAATCATCGCCCAACAAGTGGAAGAAGAAGGAAAGTGCAGATTTGCTGTAATTCCGGATGGACTCGTAATGCCAGAAATGGATGATGAATACGAAGAAGAGGATGACATGGAAGAAAATTCAATGTCTAGCCTCATCTCTATGATTAGAGATTTATTAAATAATAAGGAGAAATAATATGAAATATAATATGGAAAAAATGATTGAAGATAACGCTGCAATGAAGAATTGGCATGAAAACATGGCAAAGGCTTCAGCAGAAGCAATGCAAGATCACATCAAAGCAGCTGCTTGGCATAACTCGCAGTCAGATCTTCTCAAGGGTATGATGAACGAAGTTCCTCTCGATCCAGAGAAGAAAGTCACTTCGATTCCAATGGCTGGTTCAGCAGATACACCAACATCTGGCGCAGGTAAGACTGCTCCAACAAAAGAAGTTGCTCTTGATCCAGATACTGTTAAGAAGTCTGATTTGATTGCTGTTCTTAAAGAACACGCAGAGCAAATTGGTAATCTTGATGCTGATGTTGATGCAATTGCCAACTTTTTGATGAAGTAAACATGGATACCAGCATTGTAGTAGCGCTGGTTGCAGGAATATTTTCTGTACTAGTAACTTTGATACAGAAAACACGTAAAGAGAATAAATCGGATCATGATATGGTCTATAACTCAATACAGGATCTTAAAACAGATGTCCGAAATGTTGGAGATAAATTAGACAGTCATATTGACTGGCATTTAAAAAAATAAACAAGTTTGTAGAGCGCCTTTGGGTAGTGGTATTTCGAAAGATTATCATTATGTGCAAGGGCGCTTTACTTTTGTCTAAAACAGGCTACATAACCGTAAATCACCTGCTATCATGATTCAAAAGCATCGAAAGGACATCTTATGCTCAACGCTCAACAGGAAAAAATACTTATATCAATGATTCCAGCCGGGACTACTGGAGAAGACCTTCGAGCGGCTTATTCCGTAATAACAGGTGTTAAGGATGAAAAGAACCTTTCTCAAATAATTGTTTATTACTCAGTAAGTAACGAGCTTGCTTCAAAATGGTATAACTTCTTTTCTTTTGATAAGGTCAGCTCTGGCTCAAAGAATCGCAGAGGTCGTAAAGGAAAAGATTTAACCGGATATGTTAAATCTAATGTTGGTAAAGTCGTAACCCCTAAGACAGTCGTTGAAGAGCTTGGAATTTCTCTTCCTACTTTTTATAATTTCTATAATGCTAATAGAGGTTTTTTTAGAAAAGTAAAGAGGGGCGAATTCCAAATTGTTGACCCAAGTGCCGAGAGAAGCGCTGCCAAATGAAAACCTCTTTTCAGGAATGTCTTGATGTCCAGAATGATGAATATCAAGATTGGGATACAGCAGCTAAGAACTGTGTAGATACTATTTTTAAATTCTCTGAGCAGTGTGGTCATAAGCATATGCTTGAAGTTGTTAATGACGTTGACTTCTATGTTAAAGATAATCCACATCTTATCCCCGCTGCTTTGTTAAATAATTCAGGTAACTCTCAATATACTGAATTTCTTAAATCTTTAATTGATTACTATATCCATAGCGGAATGAATGCAATTGACCCCGCAGAGATGAGATATACATCAACTCAAAGAGATCTTGAAGATTCTATTCAAATCCATCAAGCATGGTTTATGCTTGCATCGCATGCATCAATTTCTCTTTTCAACAGATTACTAGAAGACCCCGAGTATTCTAAGTTTGTTAATACAATGATGAATAAGAGTCTTGTTACTGCAACTGTCATTAAGAAACAACACGACTACGGCCCAGAGAATATTGCAAAGTTTGGTATGTGGGGACTAATTGTAAGATTGCATGATAAGATTGCACGACTTGACAACCTTCTGTCAACAAAGCGAAAAGGATTCAATTCAGTTTCAGATGAAACAATTTACGATACACTGCTAGACATTGTTGGTTATTCAACAGTAGCAATGCTTTGGATTAATAACTGGTTTCTTCTACCAATGAAAGGTGATAAAAATGGTTGATTTTATTTTTGGAACATTCTGCTTAATCTGTGTGTCAATAATTCTTGTTTTGTGGTTTACAGGTCAATGACAACAATTCTAGGAATTCAAGGAGATGGATACTCAATTATATGCACCGACTCTAGGGTTTCATCTTTTGATGAAGGAGGTATGGCATATCAAATCACAACACTTGGGACAGGAACTTCTAAAGTTGCTCAAAATGGAAGATATCTTCTGGGAGCAGCAGGGGATGTTAGAGCTATAAATATTCTTCATCATGTATTTGTTCCCCCAGTTCCTCCATTTGCGGATAGTGGAACAAAGTTAGATCATTTCATTACACAAAAGTTTATCCCAGCTCTAAGAATTTGTTTTGAGAACACTGGATATGCGATGCCGGACAATGATGCTAAAGATCATATAGCAGAACATTCTTCTCAGATACTTGTAGTTATCAATGGCACTATCTATATCATTGATGGAGACTATTCTTGGACTTCGGACAAGTCTGGTATCTATGCAATTGGAAGTGGATCATCATATGCTCTTGGAGCATTGTATGCTCTATCAAACGGTAGAGAACTAACAATGGCAAAAGCAAAGACTTCAATTAATAAAGCCTTATCAATTGCTTCTAAGTTTGACCCATACACAGGAGCACCCTTCCAAACTTTTATACAGGAGCAGTAATGGCAGTTTATGATTATAAGTGTCCAAATGGACATCTATATACAGAGATGAGATCCATCACAGAAGATCAGAAAAGAACTGAATGTGAAGAGTGTGGAGAAGTTCTCAAACAAGTTTATACAGCACACCTCATGCAATTGAAGGGTG